GCGAATTCAAACTTCTTAATTTGTAGTGCGAAACTAAGTATATTATCTTTATTAACCGGAAAGTCAAATAGAGATTTGATATATTTTAGTTCTTGTGTAGTGTTGACAGATTCAGATAATCCAAGTTGGTTAGCTGCGGATAATATTGTTGTAATATCTACGCTCTGACCACCAGATATAACCTTGTCGATACATTTATATAGTATCTGATTGTTAGCATGGCCAAATGTTTCATGGTCTACTATATCATATACTATGACATGTGCATCTATTCCATACTGTAAAAGGCCAGCCAGAAGCGCACGTTCTGCACCAATGTCAGTTAAGTGGGTATCCATAATTATTTTCCTGTGCATCGACTACAGCGATGGCGTTCTCCATAAACAAATCTAGTGTCCTCTTTAAACGTTCTACCACAAACGTCACATTCTAAATCAACTTTTTTGGGTGGCTGTCGATTTCTAGGTGTTTTCTCAAATTCTGGTGTAACAATATCTCTATGCTCACCATTATCTGTCCACTCGTTTTTTCTAGCTCTCACTGATTCTCTTCTCCTTGATTGCTGAAGTTCTTTATTAACTGTGAAATCTTCGTTTACTTGCACAGTGGGTGTAACGGGCTTATCTTTAGTTTTCTTCTTAATTGTCTCTTTATTCGTTTTAATACCATCGTCATTTTTTACCAAAAGTGCCTGCATTAGTTTTTCTTTTTGTTCGTCACTTAAAGACGATAAGAAACTATCAAAATCACTCATTGTCTTTTCCCTCTCTCTAGTAGAATATCGGCCTTTCGTTTTAGCTCAAACACCTTACCATCTAAGGCTTGCAGTCTTGATTCTGCTATAGATCGCATATGATCTACCTTTGTGGCATAGCTATTATCTTTGATTATTGTTTGCTTTTTTACTTCGTGCTTTGTATACTGGTCAAATGAATTGTTATTAGATACAACTAACTTTTCTATCTGATCATTGCACCAATTCAATACAATTTTATTCTTATTTATCTCATCCTGTATGTATGAAGCATAGCTATACAGCATATATGCTGAATCAAATGACTGCTGTTGAGTCAAATTGTTCAACTCCTCAAGTGACATATTAGATACAAGTAAATACTCTTCTTTGAATGAAGAAAATTTAGCATTTACAAGATTGATATAATCATCTATCTGCCCAATGTGATGTGCTAATTTCTCAGACGCAGTTTGTAATTTGTTTTCGCCACTCATCGTCGCTTTCTGAATATTTAAGAACTATGATATCTATATCGTTTATTTCACACCACTCAATTTTATCTTCATCTCTAGCTTTAGCCTTTAAGAAATCTGCCTGACTCTTATGAAAAAATGGATTATACTTATAGTGTTGTTCGCCATGAACTTCAAACCCCATCTTAATGGATGGAATGTAGAAGTCAATATACAAAACTGACTTCCTGTTTAAGGCAGTGCTTCCCGGCAGTTTAACTTCTTCTAATATTCTATAGCTATTGAATATTTCTCTTAACAAGTTTCTAGCCCGAAGATGGTATTTCGATCTCTTACGAGTATCATCATAAAACACATCATAGGAAGATAGGTTCCAAACATATTCCTTACCATTGATTCCTCTAACTTTCATTGAAGTTCCTTGATCTTTGCATATATAAAATCGCTAATAGCACTATTGGCATCTAGAAATTCTGCCACAGCATTAACTCCTTGAAACTTAAAGCATCTTTCAATATCTTCTGGTGTGCTACCAATATTATTATCCTTGAGATACTTACTAATTGTAGGGTGGTTGGTGTCCTCAACGGCACAGGCTATGGTATACCAAGCACCGGCAGCTTTGATAAGTCTTAACTCACAGGCAATATGAATAATTTCCTGTACTTCATCAATACCAATGCCGTATTTAATCCAACTTTCCGCTGTGCTATTTGGTCTACCACCAGCATTAGATGTTTTGATTGACCAGTTCGCAATTTGACCAACGTGAGTGCCAGTGTCCTTTGGAACTTGCCACTTACCTCTATGCGTAATAACCATATTTGTTCCAGCTTGATACTGTACCATGTTTCCACAGTCTGCCATCTTAGCTGGGGCGTATGGAGATCCACCGCTATTAGCAATATTATGAGTAATGCAAATGAGGATTGCTTTGTTCTTCATTAGTGTTCCACTAATCCTCTTAAAAAACATTGAGAGCAATCTTGGTAAAGCATTTCTTACGCCAGTTCTAATTTCACCCTCTAGCTCATCTGATGGAACCATGTTTGATAATGAATCAACAATAATTAAAGATCCAGAATCATTATTAATATACTTCTCAATGATATTTAAGAAGTCTTGTGCTGATAATACACGCTCATTGGTGGATTCTACAATAAGAATAGTGTCTGGATTAAGTCCTTTGATGCCATCAAAATTCTGCTTAGATAGTCTACCTTCTGTGTTAACGTAGATAATTTTTCTGTTGTCTTTTTGACACTTGGCGGCGAAGTGTAGGGCGGTTGTTGTTTTGCCACTCTTGGGATCGCCCGTCATAACAACGACCGATCCCTCTCTTAGACCACCACCTAGAGCGATATCAAGTGCTGGAGAAATACCAATAACTTTCAAAGTATTAATATTGTCTAGCACTTCCGTACCACTCCTTACAACGTCTCCATATTTATTAATAACGTCGTTACTGACCATATCCTCTGCAAATTTTGAACTAAACTTTTTCTTGCTCATAGATTCCTCAAGTTACGGATAGACTTCTTCTTTAGTGTATTATAGCTCTGGCTCGACCTTGTTTCAAGATCTTTTTTCTCAACTTCTACATCCAAATTCACTGCTGGCTTGTTCTTTGCTTCGTCAATAATTTTCTGATGTTTCTCAATGACTTTTTCAGCTTCTGGATTTATTTTATATCCTCTGCCATTTTGGATTGCGATAACCAATAGTCTATCAAAATCCTTTGATTTGATAGCCGATAGTATAGCTTCCTCACTGTATTTCTTCTTGAGTTTAAGTGCTGCGCCGTGCTGCTTTTTCCATAGCCAGTGTAGTGGGTCGCCTTTTGTCCAGAACTTATAAGAGGGCTTTCCTAAATTCAACTTTTCTGATCTACGCAATACTATAAATTCAGCAACGTAAGCTTCAAAAGTGCAATATTCTCCAGTGTGAATATGCTTATATTTGTGCGTTTCTGACCATTCTTTCTGATAATCTTGATTAAATAGTTCCGGCTTGTTGTTTGGTGTTGTCATTAAATATCAACGCTTCCTTAAAACAGGTTTCAATAGTGTCTTCATCGTGAAACTCTTCTAACAACTCAGGAGTAATCCACATCGTCTTTTTAACAATGTTTCCATAAATTTTTCCAATAGTGTATGCGTGTTTTGCACTCTCGCCCATCGTTCCAATGATAGACTTGGCTAAGTATACACCATCGGCACCACCTGTGTCAATCTCAACAATGTGCGATCTATACTGTAATCCTAACTTAATTACTTGGAGTTTATTTAATTCGCAAATATCTTTGATATCCATCCAATCTTCATACAGTGAAAATCTATAACAAAGATTATGAGACAGGGTGGCACGTATCCATGTCTTATATTTATCTTTACGATATTCTTCAAGCCATTGATCGTCGGATGTTATAAATTTCATATTACCCTCTTAGTCTTCATTGCGTAAGTCGAAAATCCAGCCATCTGTAAAATTTAAAATTGCAAGCAATTTATCTCTCGCAGCTTGTGACACCCTATTAGTATATGGAAAAATACATTGTATCCACTTAATGTGCTGCCTCATGCTCCATTTTCTTCTGCGATTATGTCTATTAAATACAACTATAGGGTAAAACGTTACCTCTACAACCCCATCTTTCATTCCGTTCAATAGCATAGCTGCATGAGGACACATACTAGTCAATGAGTCGTATCCAACTGGTAATAATTTAGAAAATGTTTCTACCTTCCATATAATAGAATTTATAGAACACGCTACGCTATAGCTATGCTCTATTAAAAAATTTTCCCAATCTTGATAAGTGGTTTTGTTTACGGTGTTTAAATTCCTGTGTAGGCCATTTTCTAAATGTAATAATGCTATTGGGTTGTCCCGCTCAAGTATGTCGCATACCCGTTTGACTCCATCTTTGAGAAAAGAGTTGCAACAACCAACAACCCATACATATTTACTTTCAGCTATTTCAAATGCTCTTAAAATTGTTCCAGTGCCAATATTGTACTTGTTTTTTACATACCGTATATTACCTCTAGATTTACAAATATTCATAATATCTGAAGTTTTATCACTATTATCTAGCACCGTAACACGCACTCTATCGTCGTGTTCGATGGAATTTAGCATAATATCTAAACACTGTGGATTTTCATATGTTAATATGACGATTTCTAAAATCATGCTACACATATACTTGCCCAGTGTTTCATCATTTCTAATCTATTTGGCCATTGGGTAGCGTGTAAAAATTTACCCATCTCAGCTTTATTTCGAAACCTAAAGTCAACTCTGTGAACATTCCACTCATATTCAAGTTCTATGCTTTTTAATCCAAAGTTTGTAAGATTTTGTTGAGCGTTTTTTGGTTGATATTGGTTCCAATTCATAACGTGCATATTTGCTCTTTGTTCCCACCAGCAATGATCAATAAACTGTGATTGGTTCCAAATAGTATCTAGTAATCCTAGTGCGTTATTATTTAGCAACCATATACCCATGTTTGGTATGAATCCTTCGCCAGTTTGATGAACAGTAAAAGCTTGAGTGTAATCTGTATCAATAAAATTTTCTGCTATATCAGTATCCATTCTTACTATCACAACGTCGCAATCTAGCCATAAAACTGTATCATATTTTTTGAGTAGCGATTTT